TAGCAGCGCCGGAAGTTACTAAAGCGCCCGCCGCACCGACTGTAATAACTGGATAGGGGTGCATGACTTTTTCTCCTAGCGCCGGATGACGATTGTGCCGTCGATGCTAACTGCATTGGTGGAAGCGCCGTCGGTTTCAATTTCGATGGTGCCGCCTTCCAAGACGTTGTTGTTGGAAGTGGGTTCAACGCTGTCAACGTCACCAGCCGCCGAGCCGCTGTAAGCGACCGTGATCGTGCCGGCAGTACCTTCCGCCGTCTTGATCGTCAGGTCGGCGTCAGCCGTCGCAATGGTGCCGTTAAGGGCGGTGATGACTTTGATGATTTTCCCATCGTCGGGAACGGGAACATAAACCTGTCCCGCCGTCGAAATTGTAGACAGCGAAAACGGAATGAAATAATCGTTTAATGTACGCATAACGTCTCCTTCACCATTTCATAAAAATGGCGTTCTGGAATCTAAAGGGGGACCAAATGGCCCCCCTTCCGATAGGTTATTTTCTTAGAGTGATCTAAGAAGTGGTCAGATCAGCTATCAGTCCCGAAGCTTTTTCCTGGCGAGAGCAGAGGGTGAACTCAGCAACCATTTGACGCTTTTCAGAGTCGCCGGTTTTGCTCAATTCCCACTGTTGGAACGGGCGAAGATATTTCACTTCCCACATGGATTTGTCTAAAACCCAAGCATCCCGGTCGCGTGAGAAACGGTTGGGGATGATTTCCAAAGCACCGAAATCCGACTCGTAGACATCGTTAGCAGCAACCAGCCGCTTGTCTTCGCCTTTGTCGAAACGGGTGCTATTACCCGTGAAGCTGGAAACGACCGTCTTATTAAAAGGCCCGGTCATAACGCAAGTGGGGTCGCCGCCCTCAGTCCAGCAAGACTGAATAACGGATTTCAACAGGGTTTCAGTGAAAGCCCGCTGAGTGCCGTCCGTTCTCGCATCGGTGCCGTCGCCCGTCGGGCTGGCGCCACCAGAGCCGAGAACGTCATTTGTCGCGATCCACGAACCGAGTGAACCAAGTTTCCGCGCCGTGGTGCTGTTACCAGCAACCTGGGCTTGGTTGGTCGTCAGGACCGCTTCCATATCGCGTTTGAGTTCTTTACCCTTCTTCGCAATTTGGTAGGCGATTTCTGATTTTCTGCCGGCCTTGTTTACGACTTCCTCAGTACCGGAAATGGTAACTGTTTTGTCGCTGATTTGTAAATAGTTACCAACACGGGTGGTCGCCACACTGGCGTCCATTGTTGCCTCGTCGCCTTCAATCACCGCATTGGTGGTGACGGCGGCTGAGAGAGAATCCGTTTGCCATTCGGAGTAAGTAGCGGCGGCTTTGCCACGCGCTGCCATGCTCATAAACGGGCTGTCGGTTGGTGAAATCGAATAGATAATATCCGACAACTCCTCACGATTTCCTATGGAATCGTAAGTATCAAAAGTATTGGTTGGTTGAGTCATTTGTTGTTTCCTAAATTAAATCTGCCAATACAGAAGCAGCGTCATCTATCGACCCGCTACGCTTAGCCCGTTGAATTTTGGCAACCCTTTGTTCAGCTTCATTATCAGCCTTAGATTTTCGGGCCGATGGTTTTACGACCTTTGGAAGTGGTTTCAGCTTCTTTTCGACTGCGCCTTTGGAGCTTTGCAAACTCCGCCATTGCATCGCGTCATTGATCAATTGAACATGACGAGCGTCCACTATTCCGCCAATCTCATCGTCAGAAAAGCCGCCATAATTCCCTTTCAAGAAATTACGGATTTCGCCTTTTTTGGCTTGCGCCTTTTCCTGATCCCCAAAGTCTGGCATGACTTCGACAAGGCGTTGTTGCTGGCCGGCAAGCATCGCTTGATACTCTTGGGCCTGTCGCGCCTGGTCTTGCTGTTGCGCTTTCTGCAACTCGAATTGAGCAGCGTTCCGCGCTTCCGCCTTTCTTTGATGATCAGCCCATTGGGTAGCAAACTCAATCGGGTCTTCCTCTTTCAAGGCTTCCCAATCGACTCGCTGGTCAGCCACCAAATCCTTATCGACCTGGTTGGCTAAATAAGCTAATTGCTGGACATACTGTTGCCGTTCAGCTTCAAATGCGGAGCGCATCTGGTCGCGCTCCTCTGCCACTTCCCGCCGTTCCGCCGCGACCCGCTCAGTCTTTCGGGTATAGTCGGCCTCTCGGCTATATGAGCGTTGCAATTCATCCAACGCGACTTCCGTCTTTTCACCGCCGGGTAGTGTGACCTCGACCATATATTCCTCGGCCTCGGCGTCTTCCTCTGTGGTTACTTCCTCATCTGTGGCTTGTTCAACGTCCGCTTCCGCCTCGACTTCCGGTTCATTTTCCGGGGTAGCCTCGACTTGAACTTCCGCTCGTTCGGGTGCATCGTTGGCTGCTTCGGGTTGCCCTTCCTCTTGTGGGGTAGGCTCCAACAGGCCTTCGATTGCTGCCGACGCACTTGGTACGTCAGACACGTTTACAGCTTCCGGCTGCGCCGGATTGGCCGCTTCTGTCATTTGGTGATCTCCTAAATTTGGCTATAAAGTGACTTGCTGTAATCCGAATCGTCGGGGTTCAGCCTTAGAAGCTCATGGGTTGCAATTTCGCCGTTGGCGATTGCGCTGCCCAGGGTGGCTTCTAATTGATCGAGCAGTCGCATCATTAGCCATAGTTGCTCCCGCTGTTCAGTGTCGGTTGTTATTTTCCAATCACTGAAAATCTTTTCTTCGACTTGCTTGAATGCGCCTTGAAAAACATCGTCATTCAAAATCGCAGCGGCTTGAATGCCCCGCTGTCTGTCTTGCACCTCAGTCATTGTTAATAACCCCAACCGCCATCACCAGTGCCGTCCCATCCTTCCATGGCGTCGGCATCGTAACCCCAGCCAGTATCAGCACTACTGTTGCTGGAGTCCCCGCCGCCACCGCCGGCGATACCGACGCCGCCCCAAATTCCCTGCGGTCCAGTGTACATTTGGTTTAAAGCTTCGCCGGCAGTTATTGTTTGACCATCCGGCATCGAAACAGGCGTACCTGGATTTTGGTCGGCAATATTCTGCATTGCGTTGATATTATTTCTGGCGAAGCGGGTGTCAGTTTGATATGCCATTCGCCCCAGACTGTTCGGGTTGTCGAACGTCAACAAACCGGCGCTGGGATTCCAGGCCACCGAGCCGCGCATCTTACCGCCAGCGTCGAAGCCGGGATCGTGATAAGCGCCGAGATTATTAAACACACCTCCGATTGTGCCGAGCAATCCCCCGGCTGGAATCGCCGCCATAGCGGCGGGTACCATTGCCGCCGCTGGCTTTGCTTCCCACGGCACACCGTCATTGGTCAGCATTTCGTATGCAACGCCGACGGGCGAACCAGCGGTCAGCCCCTTGATGCCATCTGAAAGTGTATCTAAAAATGACCCGCCCTGACCAGCCACCGTGGCAGCTAACTCCTCGTTTTCGTTGCTCAAAGACCTGTTATTATGCATGGCAAACGGGCTGGCGTGTTCCGCTCGATATGCGTTCTCAATCGTTTTCTCTACGTCAAATTCATCGTTATCGTGAACATCATCTACCAACTCCGAAAAGGCTGGATCGTGCCAGGAAACATAGTCGGCCAGACCGTCAATCTCCATTTGGTTTTGAACGATATCGGACATTGACTTGTCGTAATCGCCGAAATTTTGGAACCAGTTTGTCTCGGTGGCGTTCATGTCACCGTACATATTCCTGCCGTCAGGATCGTCTGCGATTGGGCCATAGCCCATCTTTGACATATACTGGTCTGCCGCCTCACCTTCCATAATGTTGCCGATGACGCTCCCCATCGCCGTTATTGGCGTCGGCACACCAGCCAAACCAGCCGCAACATTACCCGTTGCGTAATAGGATGCCGGCGAATACACCGGCCTGCCGGCGATTATAGATGCCCGCGTTTCGCGCCACGGATCAAGTAAACCCACTGCTTCTCTCCCTTTTGTCACGCTCAAAACTTTGATGTTCCAAACGCTCCCTCGCCAAAGATGCCTCGACTTCCAATTTCGCGGAACCAGCCTCGGCATCGGCTGAAATCTGAGCCGCTGTTTTTTCCATGCCAGCGGAGATTTTCTCTCGCTCGATAGCCATGCGCTGTTGCATCTCGGCCAACTTCAATTCCATTTCGGCTTGCTTGGTTTGAGATTCCATCTCAAGCTTTTGCATTTCTTGCTGGTGTTCGATCTGCATCTTGTCACGCTGCAACGCCACCTTGTCGCCCTCGATCTTCAATTGCGACTGCATAAACATTTGGTTCGGGTCGGGCTGCGGTTTCGGTATGTCTGAGCCATCCGGCGCCGGTTCGGTGAAATACTTCCTCGCCGCGTCCAATCCAGCCTCTTTGCCCATATCGATCAACGCATCGTAAACATTCTTGCGAGATACAAGGGAGCCAGGACCGAAGCCCATGTTCGCCCCGATTTCTTTTTGAGCATTCAGATATTGCGTCAACGCCATAATGCGCTGTTCGTCGGTGCCGTTTCCTAGACCAACCGAAATGGAAACATCGTAAGACGTTTTCCAATTGCGAGGGTCCATCGGCACCCAGCTATTCCGTAACCGAACCATTCGGGGAGCGTCTTGGTGCGTCGAGATTAACCGCAAAATATCCTTGAATAATTTCTTAACGCCGCCTTCCGCAAACAACCGAGCAATCATCTCGACCCGCTGCTGAGCCATACCCAAAACCATCTTGACGCCCGTGGCCGTATTGCCAGCGTTCAATTGGTCGGTATCGATCCCCTGCGAATGTTTGGTAACGCCGGTACGAACTTCCTTCACATGGTCGGAATATTCCAACGCCTCTAAAATATGATTGCCGACAGGCGTGGCAACCATCGGCTTAATCATGCCGGGTTGCTTAACCCGAACAACGCCACCGGGACGACTATTAAGCAGATCAGACATATTGACCATGCCGTCCACCACTTCGTTCCGTTGGTTGTTCTGCAAATAAACATTGTCGAGAAGATTCCGCCAAAGAGCGGTCTTAGTATCTTGGATTTCAAATAGCTGGTCAGCCAGCGACATCCCAAAGAAACGGTGCGGCATGGGAATCGGAACCAACGGGGCATAAGGGAAATCTTCAACTTCTTCTTCTTCCAAAATTACATAGGTGCCGGAGCCAGCCGCCAAGCATCGGACTAACTCAGAAATACCGTCGCCGTTTCTGTCCACCCGGATATAGCAATCGTACAGCCAGAACTCTTTTCGCGACGGGTCAAAGGCGCCGTGGTCAGCATGACCGCCGCCAAAGTCGGCATCATCGATTTGCTCCCGCAATAATTTCTCTGTGGAAAAATCTTCCTCATCGAAAGCAGGGATGGAATCAATTACCTTTTTAGAGTAACCCAACGCCGACAAATCCGACGCCGTGTATCTATTCCGATCCGCGACAAACGTCGCCTCATCTAAAAACCTAGCCCGTCGATCTATAAAGAAATCTTCCGGTGCGACAGTCCCCACGACAACCCGGCCAACTTTAGACTTGCGCCGGATCTTAATAGAGTGTGAGGCAGGAGCTACGTCGCCAAGGACGGGTGAGGTGCCGCCTTCGTCCTCGACGGTATGCTCGACCGCCTCAACTTCGGGGTCGGATAAAAGAAGGGCGACTTCCTCATCCGACAAGTCTTCATATGTTTCCGTGGCGGCGGATTCCTTTTCCTCCCAGAACGTCTTGAAACAACCAAAACCCGAAAGTAACGCATCCTTAAAAGTCTCATGCATTAAGGTCGCGCCGTCATTATCTTTGTGGAAAACAAAGTTACAATAATCGGTAGCCTGGTCGGCCTGGGCCTCATCTTCCGGCCCCGTCGGCTCGAACTTCACGGTATCGCCGGAACCAATAAACGCCTTCAATAATGACGGCAGCATCGATTCAACAGCGTCCATAACGTCGGTGGATATGACCTTGGAGCGACCTTCTACCTCAGTCCCCATTGGATAGCCGAGATAGTATTCTAAGCCCTT